GACTCGACGCGGAGGCGGCCCCCGCACTTCGGGCAACTAGCCGGCATGGGCTCGCATCCTCGCGACTGCCGCCGCCGCAGCGGCCCGGGCACCGGCGAGCGACGAGGTCTTCACGGCCGGGGCGACCTCGGAGGCCGGGATCTTCTCCGGCGAGTCGTCGATCCACACGTCGACCGAGATGCCGGCGTCCTGGGCGGCCGACCGCTTTTGCTTGTCCGGCCCGCACAGCAGGACGCCGGCCAGCTCGGCATACAGGTCGCCGAACGCCAGACGCAGCTCGTGGCGATTCGCCTCGGTGTCCTCGCGTCGCGTGATGCAATAGACGCGCGAGCCGCGGCCGGTGGCGTCGGCCACGAACGACCGCCACAGGCCGGGGGCGGCGGTGAACGTCTGGTCGAAGTCGAGCGAGATCGTGAGCGACCGCTCGGCCTGGCCGTGCTGCACCATGCCGCGGGCGGCCCGCCAGGCGTCGAGGGATCGCGGGGCGATCGAGCTGGACGGGTAGGCCGGGCTTGTCACTGCGGAAATGTCGTAGAGGCCGGAGGCCTGGTGGACGAGCCGCGTGATGCCGCCCCGCTCGTCCTCGGTCCAGGTCTCGCCACCTTCGGCGACGGTGAACGCAAACGACGAGCCGGTGATCGTCCGGTCCTCGACCATCATCACGAGATCGCGGCCGTCGCTCGTGAGCAGCGGCGTGTGCCGGAAGGCGAGCCCGCGGGCCTCCTTCCGCAGCTCCAGGCGGCCGTTCGACGTGCGGCCGGTGATCCGGCTCGGGTCATGGTTGAACAGGAACGGAACGTCGATCTTGCCGCGCGGGTCGGTCGGCTTGCGATCGACTAGGCCGTCGAAGGCGGTCGGGTTGAACTTCTCGCGGAAGCCTCCGAGATCGACCGAGAGCGAATCCCACGGCGGCGAGATGCCGACGAGGGCGGCCGGCTCGCCGTCCCGCTTCTCGACGCCGATTGCGTCGGGCGTGTCGGTCGTCAGGAGATAGCGGCGTTCAATTTGATTCGACATCGTCTTCCTCCTGGCCGATCGGCTCGGCCGACAGCTCCGACACCCGCTTGCCGACCGTGAACTCCGTCGGCTCGCCGTCCTCGTAGACCCGCAGGCTGGCGGCCGGCTCGTCCTCGCTCGCGACGATCGAGAAGGGCGACCCATCGACGCCCAGGACGCCGTCGATCATCAGATGCTCGATCGTGCCCTCGCCCCCGGCCCAGTAGACGTACTGGCCTTCGCGGAAGCCGCCGGCCTCCGGCACGCCGGCTCCGGGTGCCCGCGCGGGCTCATCGGCTGGAGCGTCATCCGGCGCAGGCTCTGCCGGCGTGGCTGGCGGCTCGCCTGCGGCCGGAGCGGACGGCTCAGCCTGGGCGGCGGCCGCGGCGAGCGTCGAGAATCCGAGCTGCATGTAGGTTTCGTCGGCGGCCGGATCCTCGAGGAGATCGAAGTCCTCGAGGTCTCGCAGCTCGTTGGGCGCGAGGGCCCCCATGTTGAACATCGACTGGTAGAGCTGGACGCGGCTAGCCGTGTCGCCGCGGAGGAGGCCGCGGTTGTCGAACTTCACGTAAACGTCGTCGCCGTAGACCGGCTGGAGGGCCATGTCGAGCGGCCCCTCCATGCGTCGCATCCACGGGAGCAGACACCACACCTGGGCCGACAGGTGTTCCTGTTCGACGTTCGACCACCGTGCCATGCGTGCGTCACCGAGAAGCGTCGAGGGCACGCCCCAGCACCGGCACACGTCGGGGAGGATCGCGTCCCGCAGCTCCTGGAACTGGTTGGCCTCCATCGAGTTTGATTCGATGGGCTTGAGCCGCGTCTTCTTCGGCAACACCGCCGTCTTCCCGCGGTTGGCCGCGCCGCCGTAGACCTCCCGGAGAGCAGACCGCAGGGCGTCGACCGCCTCGTCGGGAATCTTCTCGTCCGTCTCGAGGACCATGTCGGGCCGGGCTGAGTTGTCCCAGAAGGACGTGGCCGCGGCGTCGAGCTTGCGGGCCAGGGCGATCGAGGTCGAGCACAGCTCAGGCGGGGCCATCCCCACGAGGCCGTTGTCCGACAGCCAGCGCCAGTGGAGGACTTCCTGCTGCCGCAGCGGCACCCAGCGGTGATTCTCGTCCAGAAACTCGTAGCTCACCGAATAGTCGGCGTTCCTGTGGATCTTGACCCGCGTCGGGTGCATGGGCCGCAGCTCGGAACACCAGCCGCGATCGCCGGGCAGGATGCGGGCGAACGCGTTCCCATGCAGGGCGGTCCAGTAGGCGATGAGCTGGTAGAAGTCGTAGCTCGACTGCCACGCGTTGGGCCGCTTCCGCATCGTGTAGGAGCAGGGGAGCGTGGTCACCTCGCGGCGGCCGGTGGGCAGGCTCCGCATCGTGTGGACCGGCATCACGGCCACGGCCTGGGCGATCCAGCGGACGACGCCCAGGATCGAGGTGACGCGGATCGCGGTCTCAGGGCCGATCGTGGCGGACCACGACGAGCCCCACGCCCCGGGATCGGAGAGGCTCCCGCGGAGAGAGATCACATGCGAGACCGGCACGGCCCGCCTAGCAGGCGTGCGGCGGGTGGACGTTCGCTTGGGCTTCGCGGCCTTGGCTCGTGGCATGCTGGTCGCCTGGGTCCAGGCGGCCGCCCGGACGTGTACCAGTGTCCGGCCGCAGGCCGAAGGCTTGAACCGACCGCGGGCGTCAGATCACGCGGATCCTGTACTCGTCCACGTTGGCCGGCCCGCCGTCCTCGTCGTCCGTGCTCGCCAGGGCCAGTGCGTTCACGAGGGCCGCGATGCCGTCGATCTTCTCGGTCGACTTCGCCTTGTCCGGCTTGATCATGCCGGTCGCGTCCGTGTAGACGCAGACGTTATTCGCGTTCCACGTTGCGACCGGGTTCCCGCCGTGCCGGAGTCGCTTCTCGACGACCAGGGCCTCGAGCAGCTTGCAGGGCGCGTTGAGGTAGCCCGTTCGCTGTGGGATGTCCTTGACTGTGACTCCCTCCTTCTGGAGCAGCGTCTCCAGGGCACCGGCCTGCCACGGGTCGACGCCGACGGCACGGATCGGGCAGCGCTCGCCGTAGGCCAGAATGTCGCGGGCGACCGCCTCGTGGTCGAGCCGATAGCCGTCCGTCACCGTGACCCAGCCGTCGCGGATCCAGGCGTCGTAGGGGATGCCCTCGCGGACGCGGTCGGCCACGGTCTCGCGCGGAACCCAGTATTTCCACTCGACCGCGTAGCTGCCGTCGGATTCCTTGAACACGAAGGCCGCCGCCGTCATGTCGAGGTTGCTCGCCAGGTCGACGCCGACCCAGCACGGCCGGCCGGCCGTCGGCGCGAGCGGGCCTGAGCTGCACGCGGGCCAGTCGATGTTGCCGACGAACCAGCGAGAGTCGGCGGCCTGCCAGACGTTGAGCGAGTAGCGGAGGAACTTCGACATCTTCCGCGGGTCGGTCGTCGCGTCCTGAAAGTCGGCCGCGAACTCGTCCTCGGGGAACGCGACGCCCATCGAAGGATTCGCTTTCCGCCAGACCTTCGGATCCGAGAAGTCGTCGTCTTCGGCGGCGGCGTAGATCAGCCCATAGAACGTCGGGTTGGTCTTCGGGTCTTTGATCACCAGCTCGCAGTCCTGCCACCAGCGCCAGCCGATGCCGTTCCGATCGGAGCCGGCCGTCGAGATCGAGATCACGAGGCCGTTGGCCGTGCCGCGAGTTGCGTAGATCAACGCGTCGACCAGGTCGGGCGTGCGGAAGCTGTGGATCTCGTCCAGGATCACCGAGCCGTTGAGGCCTTCGTTGCGCCACGAGTCGGAGGAAAGACAGCGGATTTCCTTTCCGGTCTCGCGGTTGCGGATGATGCTCCGCGAGTCGACGACCTCGAGGAGCTGCGAGAGCTTGGGGCTGGCCTCCACGCTCTGCCGCACCATGCGGTACATCGTGCGAGCTTGGAGTCGGTCATTCGCGGCGAGGAACACGTCCTGGGCCGGGGCGTGACAGGTCGCGATGTACTGGGCGAGCTGCGACATCAGCGACGACTTCCGGTTCTTCTTCGGCACGAAGATGCCGGCCCGCCGGAACCGGAGGCGGCCGTCGGCTCGACGCCAGCCGAACAGCGTCCGTAGCACGCGGTCCCGCTGCCACTCGATCAGCTTGATCCGCTGCGGCTCGCCGCCACGCTCGTCGGGATGGCGGCAGAGCGTCTCGATAAACTCGACCGGCGCGTTCGCCGCGGCCTCGTCCCACTGATACCCCGGCACGTACTCCGGCCGCTTCTTCGGGTCAGCCGCGGATCGAGAGCTTCGCGAGGATCTGGTCTTCTTCGTCGGCTTCTTTCTCGCCGGCATGGATCGGCTCCTGGGGGAGGCGGGCGGCGGCCGC